ACATAAAGCATAAAGATATTGCGAGCGATCTTTGTATGTTTTGCTAGGAAGTATAGTTAAGTAAACTAAATTAGGTATTGAACTATCATAACAAAAGTAGTTAGGTGAATAAGGAGCCATAAACTGTTTGTCAACTCCTGCATTCCAAGCTGTATAATCTGTGTCACTTCCTGCAAAGTAAGTTGGTGTGCCTAATACGTCATAAGTTTCACCAATATTAAAACGAAACTTTCTAGTTGCATTGGTACATTTTTGCCACCCGTACAAATTAACGGGTATGTAATTACGCATTAATAGTTGAACATACGCTTGTAAATCCATTACTAATTTATTATTAGGGTCTGGTTTTACTTTGATAGTATCAAATGTATAAGAGCCTGTTACATCGGTTAAAACGATTGTATAATAAAAGTTAGGCTGTATTGTTTCTGTTGACGTTGCAACTACCCAATTCTCATTATAAGCTGGTGTAGGTTATGTTTGGCTTGATTCTATTGTTATTGCCATTATACTACTGTTACTTCTTTACCTATTAATTTAGATATGTTAGTTAATAAATCTTTTAAATCCTGAGGATTAGAACCTTGCTTTACAAATGGTTTAGGCTTAATTCCTTTTTTACCTATTGACCTTGCCACTATAAAAGCAAACTGTTTAGCTGCTTTTTGGAATGGTAGCTTTTTAACTATTCTTTTAGTAAACCCTTTCTTTTTATTATATTCGATTGTCATATCGTATATAATTTTAGAGGGACTTATTCCATTCTTAGCTTGCCACTTTTCGCCTAAAACTTTAGTAGGTGGTTGTTTACCTTTCTTTCTGCCATTCTCAATATAATACCAATAATCTTTATCAGCATATACATTAAGAGTTACTCTGTTAACACCGTAAACAACACCGCCTTTAAACCTAATATCTGGTGGATTTGGGTTACCTCTGCCACCTTTCTTAAGAGCGTCAAATAAAGATACCTCTAAATCATTCGCCCACTTTTCAGTAAAGTCATTTAGTAATTTATCTATTTCTTCGTTGACGTTCAAGTTCTTCGGCTTCCATTTTATTCTTATCCTTAAGATAAGCTAGTTCATTTAATAATCTTATTACACTCCACTCATGCACATCGTCTTCTGTTATTCTATTGGCTTGTGATACCTCTTTAACTATGTGAATCCATCCCCAAAAATCGACAAACCTTTCTCTCTCAGTTCTGTTTCGATCTCTTTGTTTATCGTCTTCATCGCTTCCACCCCCTCCAAATAATCCAAGGTATTTAGATTCCAATTCGACAATACTTCTAAGCAAAAAAAAACACTTGGTTGAGCTATCGACATTGGAGCGTTTAGAAACTTATCAGCTATCTCAGCGTGTTTGTTACCATCGTATTTGAATGATAAGTATTGAGCAGGCTCATAAGTCAAGGCGCAAAGTTCGTGTAGTTTATTAGGAAAGTAGTCGGGCTGCTCCATTAATGTTTTAATGGTAATGTAACGAGCCACGTTTATATCGTTTACCGAACGTGAAGCCTTGTAAAAGTTACCAGATTGCCATGTAATTAACTTAGGTTGTGGTTTGTACTTAACTGACTTTAATAAACCACAAGTAAAAGACTTAAAAGATACTTTAGGCTGGATGGGTTTAGTAAGGAATGAAAGGCTTTTAACTAAGTACTTGTAATGCTTTAAATCTAAGTTCTCAACTTCGTCATAGGTTTTGCCGGTAAAGAATGATATAATACGTGACCAATCTATTTCGCCTTGTAGGTGAGGATAGATGGTTTGGTATTGTTCAATGGTTACTTTATTCCAATTAAAAGGTATTGTCATATACCTATTAAATACTAAAAAAGTTGATTTGTTTTAGGCAAATGAATAGCGACCTGTATTTTTTAAAGTCTTTAAAGCATGGTAAGCAATAGCACAACTCATAACCCCGTCATCGTGAAAACCCTTTGGTGCTGAGTATTTTATGCTACGTGTTTTTTGTGAGTACTCATAAGTAAACACATCAAATTCCTTTTTAAGCCAATCTAAATCTAATATGCTAAATTCTTTGTTTTGGACTGCCACTTGTAAACCCTCGATAATATCCTGTTTACTTTTTGAGGTGGTGTAAAATGGCTCTACTCGGTTGTACCTTGCTTTTATTTGCTCATAAAGCACATCGCCAATACTGTTAACCTCAACATAGCACATAGCGTTCCACTTGGTTAAATGTGGCATTAAATCGTTTATAATGTTTGACCAAGTGTTATGCCGCCACCTATTACAATAAACGGTTTGACCTTTAGAATTAAGAACAGTTAAAACGGTGTAGTCATCTGCCCTACCTAAATCTATTCCTGCATAGTATTGCTCAGCTCCACTTGGTGAATCATTAACTACTACACCAACAAACACACCCGTGCCACCGTCTATAAACTCAGCTAAGTATTCCTGTCTAAATACATTTTCAGGAAGTGTTAGCCTAGCGTCATCTATTTCAGTTGGGTTAATTAGCGGATTGTCATAAGAGGTCATTGTAAATGACTTGTAATTATCATTTACACCGTCTAAAGAATGTATTTTATAGAAATGGTTTTTACCGAAAGGAGTTGAAAGGAATAATACTTTTTGACCTCTAACTAATACGGTTGCTCTAAATACAGAAGTCCAAGCATCTTCAGGTTGGAACGCAAACTCATCCATAATAAGAAAGTCGAATGTTTCACCCCTTGCACTATCGTAACTTTCTGCTGAATAAAAGTTTAAAGATGAATTGTTATGACCTATTAGAATTAGATCGGTTTTGTTTTTGTCTTTAAATACGTTTTGATTGTTTGTAAAAGCCGAATCAATATCTTTAAATACTTTCTTACATTGTTTATACACGGGACTAACCCAGCCTATTTTACAATTAGGTACGTTAAAGAACCAATGTAAGGCTTGATTGATACCAAGTAAAGATTTGCCAAACTGCCTACCAATATTAAGAGCATAGTATTTGTAATGCTCTTCATTAATACTACGGTGTATCTTCGCCTGATTCTCGTGTGGACTGTATAACTTTACTACCAAACTCTGCTTTGATTTCTATATTTGTATTTTCGTTCTTAGCCTCAACCTTATCAGTCATGCCTAATTTGTTCTTTGCATAGAATATTCCTTTACCCTCATTTGCAACAATATCAACAGCTAAAGAACAAAATAAATCGTCTATCTTTTTTATAGTGTTACTTTTTTGCTCACAATCGCCTTTTAACCACTCGTAATAAGTCTTCCTAGCAATTGTATCACCTAAGTTCATTGGAAGCCATATATTCAAAAAGAACGCTATTGTAGGTATATGCCTTTCCTTTTGGTTAACTATCTTTCCGCTACCTGTTGCCACTTCTTTAGAATGGTTTAAACATACCTCAACATATTGTTGGGCGTAATTAGGTAGGCTTGTTATAAATTCTTCGCTCTTTGCCATTCTGTTTGGTGTTCGTAAATATCCTGCATTAGTTAATATATATTTTAGTTTTAGCTTTTTTACTAAACCTCTTAATAATTTTCTTTATTGCTTTTTTATCAAATGTAATAAACCAGTTGCCGTCTTTATCAGTGTAACTTGTTTTAGGTGTTACATACCATTCTTTAGTCTTTCCCATCTTAATTCAAACATACAATTATCTCACCTAAAATATGTGAGTTTGCTACATCGCAAGGTAGCGTCATTTTGCTAAAGTCTATCATCTTAAAAAGTTATAGTTACTAATTACTTCATCTAAGATAAGCTTTTTATTTGACTTATCCCAACAATTTAATAAAAAGTTACAGTCTGCTACGGGATCAGTCGTAAAGCATCCAAAGCGTAAACCATCTATTAAGGTAGTTCTAATTAAACCTTGCGCTCCATCTGTATAGCAATGCGTTGGCTTTTGTGCTATTCTAATAGAACCGTCTAATAGTTTTTGTTGCCCCACGATCATATCATAATCGTTTTGATACTTTTTAAATATATCGTAGGTATTGTGATTGAATGTAGTATCGTCATCTAAACCAAAAAAGAAACCGTCTTGTAAATTGTCTAAGGCTTTGTTAACCTTTTTACCCACACCGCTAAGGTCATCAATACAATCAACTGTTAAGTATGGAATGTTATATGCCTGGCATTCTTTAATAAGTATCTCTCTGTGTTTGGCAATTACAACAATCCAATTAATATCTTCATAGTCGGGTATTGAGTCGGCTACTTTCTTAATCATTCCGCTACGGAATAAAGGTGTAAATATATTTAGTTTCATTCGTATATCCATTGTTGAGTTTCTATTGTCCACATCGAATAACATGGGTGAGCCGAGATATGACCAGTAAAGTCAAAGCATTTCATATCCTCGCCATTAACATAACCTATCCACCCTTCGGCATCATGCCTATTAAATACAGGCGGCGCTAACATTTTACGTATGTGAGCTAATGAAGTCCACCAAAACGTACCACCAAAGAATGGTGAACCTCGGTGTTCAACTGAGTGATGTGATGGTCGCATCCAATGTTGACCAACTGCATCAAAGCCCTCATTTAGTTTTTGTACTGCTATTTGCCATTGACCAACGTTGTAATAAGTCATTGACCTGCGCCATGATTGATTAGGTTGTTCAGGTCTTGATGAGCCTTTAGAGTGAGCATATAAAACATAACCATCGTTTTCTAAGGCAAAGTTATACATAGGTATTTGAGTAACTTGTTCCCAACCTGTATCGGATTGAGCAACTATATCAAAATTAATACGCTCATTAATTAGGTATTGAATAACGGATGTACGGTTATGGTCCGCCCCAACTATTCCAATACGGAACGCTGCAAGGTTATCAATAAGCCCCCATTTACGTAGGGCTTTAATATGTTCGCTAACTGGTTCTAACCATTGTCCGTCTGCGTATATGTGGTAATAGTGGTATAGTTTATTTGAATCGCTCATAAAGTTCTTTACGTTTATCAGTTAGCAAATTTAATGAATATTTTTTAGTATCTAAAGTTAATTGTGCAGCCGTATCTTTTACTAAGTTAGGATTACTTAAAATATATTTAGACCATTCGTAAAAGTTTCCCCAAGTTAAATCAAAACTATTTTTTTTAGTCATTAGGGTTGAGTATGGATTAACATTGTGACCCATAAATGCACAACCTTTATGACCTGCTTCAATCATTTTTAACTCAGACTTACAATTATTAAAATCATTATCTATTAAAGGTGCAACTAAAATATCCATTTCATCGTAAACCTTTGCAAATTCATATACCGGTAAAGCACCAACCCTTCTGTATGGTTTACTAATACCACTAGGAAACTTATATTTAACCAATCGCAAACAATACTCACGCTCGACCGGCAATAGTGTTTTAAGGT